TTGTCATTTATCCTTGCCTGTATAGCATACATAGGGTCTACCTCAAACAATAATCCTTTATCAAATACAGAGTTACCATAAGCTATGTTTTTCTCAAGTAGCAAGTCTCTAATTTCGTCACACTTTTTTTTTATTTCTTCTTGCATTTTGTTTTATTTTTTTAGATTAAGTAGTCTTCTTTTTAGGGCGACCAGGCTTACGTTTATTTGGTACTTGATCTTTAGATACCTCTTCACAACATTTAACGTCACACCTTTCTTTATCGACAACTGAATTATCTCTGTTATTAAACCTTTCATCTTTTTTTAATTGAGTGTTATACTTAATCATTTCTATAGTTATGTATAAGCTTATTACAGACATAACCGATACTACTACTATTGCTCCAATCATATTAATTTATTTTAATTTAACATTTGTTTTTAATAAATGTCGTTAGACATACATAGGTACTTGTGATTTAATATACTTAAAACTTTAATTTCTATTTCATTAGTAGACTTATGTTTTATTTCTAAGCCTTTAATAAAAAATTTGTTAGAGTCTAAATCTTTAGGCTCAAGATCTGTTACGCAAGATTCAACACTACTTGTCTTCCATGTCTTTGAAGGTTTTGCAACCCCCTTAACGTATCTTACTACCCTCCACTTATAAGATATTTTTGCGTGATATATCTTCTTTTTCATAACAATCTATTTACAGCCTCTTCTATGAACCATATAATAAAAAACACACCTATTATAAATTCTGTTATAAATTTAATATCCATAACACTAGAAAGATTGATTAGGTTGTGAGGATATAAACTTAGCCTCATAATCTTGTGGGTCAGTAAACTTAGTGTATTCTTTCTCAAACCTTAGAGGTAAAGTTCCAGTTCCTATATTCCTACCCTTAGCAAATATTAAATCTACTAAACCTTCTGTGGGGTTTCCATTATCATCCTGCATAATACCATAATATTCTGGTCGGTACACTAGCATAACAATGTCTGAAGCCTGCTCAATCTCACCACTCTCTCTAAGGTCTGACAATGTAGGTCTTGACCCCTCTCTCCTATCCACACCTCTACTTAACTGAGATAGAGCAACGATTGTTATGTTTAACTCTTTAGCTATGTTCTTAAGTTCACGAGCCACTAAGGCTACCTCTTGCTCTCTAGAATGACCACTACCCTTAACTAATTGAAGGTAATCTACTAAAACAAACTTAACCTGTTTAGTTATAACATACTGCCTTATCTTATTAAGTAAGTATCTTAAAGATGAATCCTTACACTCATCTACAAACAACATAGTATTCTCTAACTTACCTATGGCTCTATCAACTCTTTTAAGTTCCTCATCTTGAAGCGTTCCTTTCATGATGTATCTATTGTTGACCATACTTTCCAAAGAAACCAACCTTTGTAGTAGCTGAGTGTCACCCATCTCGTATGAGAATATCGCAGCAGGAATACCAGCCTTAGCACAGTTGTAGCAGAAGGCTAAACCTAAGGAGGTCTTACCCATTGAAGAAGCACCACCTATAACAATAAAATCAGTCTCCTGCCATCCACCAGTAAACTTATCTACTGATTGAAAACCTGTAGGTAAACCAACCATATTATCAGATGACATCCTCTTCTGTATATCATCATGCAACACCTTAAGTTGTTTCTTTATGTCAGGAATATCACTACCCTTAACATCAGATATAGCCTTCATTTCTTCATCTACAAACTCAACAATTTCAAACAAATCATCACCCCTATCTATCTTTTTAGATGTTACCTCTGTGAGTTTCTTTAACCTTATTTTCTTCTCCTCCTGAGATAAGAATAGTATTATGTTCTTTGTTAGGTATCCATAGTGATCAGAACTAAGACATTCAGCCAACCTAAAGTCTAACAACGGATCTTTTATACTTGACCCTATAGTTATCATGTCAACCTTATCTCCCTTATCTAAGTTAGATGATATAACATTATATATTTTTTTATTTAAAGGGTCGGTAAATATACTCGCACTAACTAGGCTGTGATTGTCGTAGTAATCTCTTGGAGTAGACATCATCTTTCCGATAAGCCTCTTCTCCATCTCAATATTATCTTTCATCGGTAATGTAGTCTGGTTTAACGTATCTATTTACCTTTTTCTTGTCTTCGCCTAATTCATTACCCCAAGACTTTGCGTTCAACCAAGTTCTAGGATTCTTCCTATACTTTTTATCAGGAGTTGACTCGACATAAGCCTTAACTCCTTTAACAGCTAAACCCATTTCTTTTATGGTTAAGTTCATAAAGGTTGTTCTAGTATGAGGCTTGTCTACTCTTTTATCGTAAAGATTCCAAAACATATTAAACCCAGCCTCTTTTCTGTCTGAGGGTATTTCTAACTCGTTGCCACTAAATCTAAGATCATTAACCTTGAAGTGACTAATGATATTGTTTAAAACACATTGAGATTCCATCTCATTATTGTATATAGATTGATGAACATTAGATCCGATATGAAACTTTATAACGCTTCCATCGACCTCAACAAAGTCTACCTTATCCATGTTTATTACATCTGTATCTGAAACTCTGTACTTCATAGTGATTTTGGTTTTGGTTAAAAAAAAGGGGGGATTACCTCCCCCCAATATTAAAACGGTAAGTCATCCTCTACTTGAGCCACTGCTTTTTTTGGCTCTGGCTTGTAGGTGTTCACCTCTACAAAGTGAGTCTTACCATACTCATTAGCTCCATCTCTATTCTTAGAGACCTTTAGCTTAATGAACTTCTCGTTGTTATACTCAAACATAAAGCTTGAAGCATCTTTACCTAGCTTAGTTAGGTTTACAGAAACTTCTACTAAGTCTCCATCAAATTTTTCTACGCCACTTCCAACGTAAATTCTTTCTGTCTTGTTACTCATAATCTTGGTTTTTGATAAAATAATTAACTAATGCATCCCTTTCTGTTATATCCAAATACTTGGCGATCTTCTTGACGTGCTTAACTTTAAACTCATCTGGATTATCTAAATATTTGTATAGGGTAGGTCTACTTAACCCTATTCTTTCTGAGAGCCACATGACACTCATTTCTTTTTCTAATAATATTTCTTTTAATGTCATAGTGTTTCCATTATTAAGTGTTCATCTACGGATGCTTCATTGTCTATAAAGAATTTTTTATACACATCTAGCAGGTACTTATACTCATCCCTACCTCTATCTATAAACTCTTGACCAGCATAAAATATAGAAACATTATATGGTGCTTCTTTCTCCTGAGTTATAAACACAAACTCATCACAACCAAACCCATCCATATAGAATGATGCTTGCCTATCGTANCCATACTTTTTGCAAGAGTTAGAGAAACCCCAATGACTTCCATCACCNGTNGTCTTAAGGTCTATAAGGGTCTTACCATTTCTATAGTCAGCCTTACCTTTGCAGAATACTCCACTATCATCATCCTGCCAAGCGTTTGCTATCTCTCTCTCTCCTTCTGGTACAAGTAAATCATTTACCTCACTATGAGAGAATAACACGTCTTGCATTCGCATAATCTTATCGTATTCTTTCTGAAGGATTATAGTAGGAGCATTAGTATTATCTGCCTTAAACTCCTTATAACCTTTAGTTGTCCTTGTAGCTGAGTTAAAAACTTTAACCTTCTGCATAAACTCATTAGGCTCAAGCATAGCTACATGGTAGGCTCTACCAAATATCATAGGCAAAGTCTCTGTCCTTAGGTGAGGGTTATCCCTCATTAGCTTATAGGTTCTAACATCTTTCTTTACTAATCCTAACTGCGAGTTAGTTACAAACTCGTAGTCAGAATAGTAAAAAGAGTCATCGACCAACTTTTTTATAAAGCTATCTAAACTCATTACGATAAGGTCTTAGATAATTTAAGGACTTTGTTCAGGTTGTCTGACTGAGTCTTAGTCATTGTATAGCCACCCATCTTTTGCTCAACAACACTACCTTTACCTTGCTCTATAGCTGACATCATACCCTTGTATTGAGAATCTGTTAACTTAGGCTTAGATGTAGATTTCTTAGATGTAGTAGGTGTCCCTTTACTGCACCATTACCATCATCATCTCCAGTAACTACACCAACAAAAGAAGCAAGTGCGTACCTTCTAGCGTAAGAGATAGCTGAACCAACACCATGTGCATCTTCCTTAGATGGTATGTACATAGTAGATGAGATAAACTCACCACTAGAGTGTGATAAAATTGTTGTTAGACCACCTACATCTGTAGGCATTTGAATAATTGATAACTCATTGTCAGCTAGTAGTTGCCTAACCGAATCCCATACTGATCCTAGATCGGCATAGCTTGACTTAAAAAAAGGATTCTTTGAATTTTCTTTAGCAGGTCTTAATTGTGACTGCACTTTTGATAAAGCAAGAGTTAACTTGCCAATGGTTTCTGATTTCTCCATCTTGGTTTTGATTAAATTAAATTTATTTTCTGATGTAAATATAGTAAATATTTTTTACTTACTAATGCTTTTTGTTATTTTTTTTTACAAATTATTGATTTATTCCCACAATATCGTAAGATATTTCGTGAGGTATTATTTTATCTAGACTAACACACATTTCTTCTAAGATCTCCTCTACTTCTTTGTTAGAATTTATTATAACCACAATACTTATTCCCATTGTTGAAGGCATCATTAAGGTATGGCACAAAGATGTATGTTCGCTTACTTCAGTCTGAGTTACTGCTAAACTATCTGTAAAAGGAAAGTATGTGTAGTTTACTTTATGCTTTTTAAGAGCCTTCTCTACAGACACCATATTTGGATGTTTACTAGGTTTTATCCTATCATCTATCTTGTGATTTAATCCCACACTTATTAGTAGGTTTTTTAAAATTTCTTTTTCGTACATCATCTGCTCTTATTATAAAGTCTACAATGGATAAGTTTTCATCTATTATTTTACTTAACTCAAATATATTTACACTTTTATTTATAAACCTGATAATATAATAAATTTTTTCCTTATTAATAGAGGGAAATTTTGAAAAACCTTTTTTATTCCTTAATTGCTTTTCAATATTATCAATATCATTTGTTATAGGATTAAAGTACCTTCTTTTAGCTTTAGCATCAATAACGTATCTCAAGCAAGGATTCATCTTACCTGACATGTGCATCTCATCTACGTTAATACTACCTAATTGTTTAACTCCATTTACACTATTCATTTTTATATCATTTAATTTTATTAATAATATTGTTATACTCAACTTCAACTTTATATGAGATCTTTTTGTTATTATACTTATCATACATAGATCTATTACCTCTTAAATTATGTATGTAGTCTACCACTATGTCTCTATTTATCTTCATTAAATCAATCTCCCTTTGTTTAAGTTGAAAGTCAATCATTGAATGAATGTGAGCATCATCTAACTTACTTATTCTTATTTCTTGAATCATCATCTGCATCCTCATTATAAACTCTTTCCTTGTCTCGTTCATTTGCTTCTTCTTCTAGTTCTTTTACTCTTTTCTCTAAGGCTTCTATTCTTGCTAATTGGTAGTCTTCTACGCTCATAATTAGTTTATTTACTTTGTTAATATTACCTTGGTGTACCCAAGGATGTTCGTTAAAGTTCAATATCATTTTAGTCTTGTTGTTTAGTGAATAATATTATTGCCTCATCAAAGTCTAAATCTTCACCCTCCCAATTAAAATCGTGAGGATAAATGTCTTGAAATTTTTCAGCAATAGCATACGCTTTGTCAAATGTATTAAAGAATGTATCATATAAAATATGCTCCTTTAAAATGATAGCTGTAATTAATGCTAAATCTTTGTATTGTACGCTAGTCTTTTTCATAATTGTAACTTTTAAGGTTTGGTTAAAGTGATTCTAAATTACAAATGCCCTCCAAAATTTTCACCATTAATACCGTACCTTGTCTCGCTATTTGATTGAGGCTGATTCATGTGTTCACATAAAGGATTATCTAAACCAATACCATAATCGATTGTAGCATCATTAAACTTATTATCTAAGGCTTGTTCCCATTTACTCTCGTTGTTCTCTAACCATTCTTCGGTGTCCTTTAATGGTAAGTCTTTAGGTAGTTCGATAGTTATCTTAGC